ATCCCACGGCACAGTGTCCGACGTGGCGTGGATGCTTGGAGCAGTGGAGCGGTGGGGACGAGAAGTGGGTAAAGCTGCTGCAGAGGGCCATGGGGGCCATGCTGATGCCGGGTAGGAGGTGGCAGAGGTGGCTGCTGATGCAGGGCAGGGTGAGGGGCGGTAAGGGCACGATCATGCGGGTCGTGAAGAATCTGGTGGGGGATGGGTTTAGGGGATTGAGCATGGCCCAGCTGGCTAGCCAGTTTGGGTTATGGGGCGCTGAGGCAGCTAGGGTGCTGAGCGTAAGTGAATTTGGGGCGCTGAATAGCAGGGAAAGTGAATTGGCGGTGGCGTCACTGAAAAACATTGTGGGTGGGGATCCGGTAAGCATTGATCGGAAGTACATGGAGCCCATCAGGGATGTGGTGTTGCCGGGGTTCTTGGTGGTTCAGAGCAATGAGATCCCCAAGTTGCCCAATAGGGGGCAGGGTTTGGCGAGCAAGATGCTGGTTTTGCCCTTCTCGAACAGCTTCTTGGGTAGGGAAGACCTGCAGTTGGGCGAGAAGTTGGCTCAGGAGACGGCTGGCATTGCTGCTTGGGCGCTGGAAGGGGCCAAGGAACTGCTGGAGACGACCGATTCGAGCTCGCTGTGGCCGGTTCCGACGGCTGCGGAGGAGGTTGTGGGTCGGTTCCAGTCGTTGAATAACCCGGTGCAGGACTTCTTGGAGGCCCATTTCGTGGAGAACGAGACGGGCTTCGTGAGCACGACCAACATTTGGGGTCTGTGGCGCACGTGGAAGGTGAAGGTTGGGTACCGGGAGGAGCTGAGCCAGGCCCAGTTGGTGCATAGGGTTGTGGAAGAGGGCGCTTGGAAGCTTACAAGGGCCAGATTGGGTGAGGAGAGGATCCGGGGGGTCAGGGGTCTGGCCGTAAGGTCCGAATAGGTAGTTATCGGGGGTGAGATTTGGGTGTTATCGGTCGCGTTATTGGACTATGTTATTGGGACGTGGTGGCGATATTGGGGGAATATCGCGGGTGGGCGACCACACCTGACCACGTCCCGACCACATGAGGTGGTCTAGGTTAAGTGCTTGTCTTTCCTTTACTTATCTCTTCTCTGACCACTAAGACCAGGGAAATAGAAAAACTAGTAAGTGATGGGGCTATAGGTTTCTGGTTTATCCGGGGGTGTGGTCAGTGTGGTCGGGGTGGTCATGTGGAATTTACGAGGAAATTTTGGGAGGGGGATGCTCTTTCTTTTCCACTACGGCCTACGGCCTAGGGGGGCATGGCCCCCCGGTGGCTGGCGCCACCTTGGCTCGCAGGCTCGCCCAGATAAAAAGGGGATGGGGCTGAAGGAGATGACAGCAGTTGGTGGAAGGTCCACCGACTGTGTGTCAAACACATGTTGCTTAGGAGGCAACACAATGGCTGGTATGACCGCTGCTGCTCTCAAGGCGTCTGATCCCTCTCGCACTATGGACGTGTCCGTGGTTCGGGACGACGGGGACAAGGGCATCTTCCGCTTCCAGATGGTCGCAGAAGACGGCACCCGAGGCACACCGTGGCTCGAGTCCGTGAAGATCCTCGACCGCATCGAACTCGAGCACGAGATCGACGGCAACATCGTGGCCGAAACCCACATCTTGTGCGAAATGAAGCGGAAGAACAAGACTTCCGGTTCGCTCGAGACCGTGCAGAAGTGGATGTGCATCTGACCTCGGGGAGTCAGGCTTAACCGCCTGGCTCCCTATTTCTTTCACTTGCTGGTTCTGGTGTGAGTGACGCACGCCACTACCTCGCAGAAAAAGGGGAGAAGGCAGGGAAGGAATGGCTGCTGGGATGGGGTAACGCATCCTATCCCCCCACATCTCACACACCTCCAACGCAGGAGATACCACATGTCGCACTACCAAGATGCTCTGTATCAGTCGCTCATCGGCATCCGTACGGCACTCTCAATGCTGCTGTATGTGCCAGAGAACGCAGGCATCATGCGCAATGGAACCTTCAGCCACGATGCTGGCGGTGTCATGGATCACATGGCCTCGCTCATCGACGCACTCGCCCCCGAGCACGAGGCCCTCGCCGAACCCTCCTGGCCCAAGCCTCAGCCCCCAATCCGACTCGACCGAGCCAAGTGCCCACACTGCGGAGGCTCCATGCTCGGCGATGGATATACCACCGTCATGCACTGCGAACGCGTGGACATCTCCTCCGTGTGCGCTGAACCCGACTCGGCCCACATCTTCTGTGACCCCAACACCCCCAACGACTGAAAGGAACCCCATGACTCCCATCGAATTCGCTCTCTGCTTCACGCTCCTGGCACTCATGTGTGCCGTCGTCATCTCGCCCATCCTCATCCCCTCTGACCCCAAGGAACGCCGCAAGATGGGCGTCCGCCTCCCCGGAGACAACGACTAATGCCCGCACTACGCCCAGCACAACCTGGTCCCAACACCTTCTTCTTCGCAGACTACCGTCCTGCTTGGGGTGACAACTTCAACCAGATCGAGTACACCGCCCACCTCACCTTCGACAAGGACCCCGAGGGCAAGGACTTCATCACCATCGACGCCATCACCTGCGACGCCGGCTTCGACCTAGACAACCTGCTCGACGACGAAGAGATCTCCCCCGAGATGTTCTCCGCAGTGTTCGACTACGCCGCCTCCCTCTTCATCCCTGATGACGACGCATGACTCCTGTGTCACTAGCCCCGCGGCGGGGGTGGGGCCTGCGGCCCCCCGCCGCGGGGGATTGTGATTTATTTATTTCTTCAGCCTTTACGCTCCTCTCCCACAAAAAAAGGGGGAGGGGCTGGGATGTGTGGCAGCCGCGTGTGCGGTTGCACACCTTGTTTCATTTCATTTCAATCTCTCTTCTACGAAAGGTAACTCGCCATGATTATGACTGAAATCCAGGACTCGACGCTCATCAAGCCCGGTACTTACGCTGCCACGCTGCAGAAGGTGCAGATCCGTCCGTCCAAGTCCAAGCCCGGACAGAACAACCTCAACTTGACGCTCGCCGTTGTGCTCGACGACGGACGCGTGATGTTCGCCTGGGACACGCTCCCCGAGCCCACGCCGGCCATCGCTTGGCGCTACCTGCAGTACATGAAGGCGCTCAACCTCAACCTGCCGTCGGACTTCAACGTCACGCCGGACTCGTTCAAGGACAAGCTCGTCGAGGTGCTCAACAATGACATCGTCTTCGGTGTCGACATCGGAGTCGAGCAGCAGAAGGGTTACGCTCCACGCAACAAGGTCAGCAAGGTCATGCCGCTGAACGACGTGGACTTCCAGTCTGTCCTCAAGGCTCAGCGTCACGACACCGACACTGACGCCCCGGCTCAGCCCTCTCGCTTCAGCTCCACGGGTGAGCAGTCGCACCCCTCGGAGTCCGCTCAGACCGTCTGACCCCCACTCACTTCGTCATACCAGCCGCGTGTCCCCCCACCTACCTGTTCAGTAGGTGGGGGGCATGCTTTCTCATTTCAATCTGGAGCAAAACGCAATGTTTGTCTACCGCCTCAACGACATCCGCGAGTCCGACATCCGTTTCAACACGCTCTCACTTGGTAACATCCCCATCAAGATCGAGAACGGTCGACTGGAACTCGTCGACCCCAACCCCAACGCACCACGCCTCGACCCCGACTTCTGCGACACACCCAACTTCTCGCTTCGTGTGTGTGACAACGAACACGCAGAACTCCTGCGTTCACGCAACAACAAGACTCGACTGCAAGCCGACGCATTCCTTGAACTCAAGCTCGGACGCAAGGACTCCGCCCCCTTCATCTCTCGCGAAGACCTGTTCGCACGCACCATCGCCGCGTTCTTCGGCATGTTCAACCAGTCGGAGATCTCAGCAGGTGCACTCCCCCCACGTATCCGCGATCGCAACGCCAATCCGTTCCTCCCCACCTCCGGCGACCCTGATTTCCGTCGCGCATCCGGCAAGTATCGCCGTGTGCGCCGTCTCGATAGCGACCGTCGTCTCGGTGACGACGCGTCCTGGTTCACCGTCCATCACTTCGCACCCTCCAACAGGAGCACTGCTCGATGAAACCCATCTTCTCCATCACCATGGTCTTTGGTACCGGTGATGACGCCCTCCTCTCCGTCCTCCGCACCCGTCCATTCTCCGCTGGCTCACCCGACAAGAAGCTCGTGATGTTGGAGCGAGTCGAGTCCTCAGACATGGAGGCCTACGTACAGACCCCCGTCAACGGACGCAAGGGAACCTACGCCGTGATGTACACGCAGTCCTCCCCCGACCACTCCATCCCCGACGCATTCTGGAACGCGTTCTGGGGTGCCATCTCACGCAACCTCCAATTCCAAGCCGTCTGCCGCAACGCCACCATCCTCAAGGACCAGGAGCAGATCCCCTCACCATCCCTCGCAGCCGGCAAGGACGCAGTCATCGCCGCACTCAACGCCGGCATGGACTTCGATCGCATCATCATCAACGACAAGCTCGCCCCCTCTTCCTTCCTCACCCTGGCCAACAAGGCCAAGCACAACTCCGTCTCCTCCTCCACCTACGACCCGTTCTACAAGGACTCGGACATCCCCGACGACATCGACCGCCACGAGAAGGGCTACAACTAATGACCACCATCACCCAATACAACCTGGACAACCCACCCGTGGGCCTCGCGCCCATCAGCCTGGCCTGCAACTTTGACGCACCACTTCTCAGCAAGGAGATCCGCTCTCGCTTCTCTGCACTCGCCAATCTGCGCACCACCCTGCTCCTCGGCACCGATGTCTACGAGGAGATTGAGTTCGATTCCAAGGCACCCATCATCACCAACAAGCGCATGCTCGAGTACGCAGGCGTCAAGCTCCGAGCACCAGTCGACGTCCCAACGCACGACATCAACGCACACCTCACCTTCCTCATCAACTGCCTCGCCGCACTCAACGTCTACCTCACCAACACCAACCACCTCAACGACATCGACCTCTACATCCTCCTCTTCCACGAAGTCCTGGAAGAGGAGATCCCCTTCCTGCCCCCATCCGTGGGCGTCTGCGAACTCATCGACATGAACTACAACCGTGCTCCGGCCGACCCCGTCGTCGACCGTGACTCCACCCTGCCGCAACCCCCATCAGGACCCATCTTCTAACCATGGTCATGCCCAACCCCACCTCCACCGACCTCGAGACGCGTCTCTCCAATCTCGAGAAGGCATTTCTCACCCTTGTCAACGTGGTCAAGCTCGACCACGAATCGCAGAAACTCTTCGACCAGAAGATGGACCTCATCAACGCCAAGGTGGACGCACTCGCCGCGTTCATCAAGCTCGCACCCACCACCAAGGAGGACTGACATGTCATCGTTCAACATCTCGCCCGCTGCTCTCGCTGCCCTGCGTGCACGCGTCAACGCCATCAAGCCCGTCACCCCAGCCCCGTCCGCACGCCTCACCTCACCGGACCCCATGCCACCCGAAACCCACAAGCCCGCACACGATGACGGTCTGTTTGCCGCATCCCCCCACGGTCTGTCCGTCCCGGGCAACACGCCCGCAACTCCGACCGAACGCATCGACCTGGAGATCGACGCCAACCTCTCCACCTATCTCCACGCCATCGCCGCTGACCCGCAGATCCACAACGTCCGACTCATCGGTCCGACCGGCTGCGGCAAGACCTCCATCGGCCAGTGGCTGGCCCAGGAGACCCGTCGTCCCTCGCTCATCATGGACTGCGCCGTGATCCGTGAGCCGCGCGACTGGTTCGGCTATCGCACCATCGTCAACTCCCAGATCACGTGGGTCGACTCGACCTTCGTCCGCACTGTCGAGGCAGGCAACGCCATCATCGTGCTCGACGAACTCAACCGTGCCCCAGCCTCCGTGCTCAACGGTCTCTTCGGCCTGCTCGATCATCGTCGTGAGTGCCACGTCGAGGAGCGCGGTCGTCCCGTGCGCGTCGGACCCAACACCATCTTCATGGCCACGACCAACGTCGGTGCCAAGTACGTCGGCGCATCCCCCATCGACTCCGCCATCCGCAACCGCTTCGCTCGCGTGATCGAAGTCTCCTACCTCAACCCCACCGAAGAGGCCAACCTCCTCACTCGCCGCACCAACCTGCCCCTTGCCCAGGCCTCAGCCCTGTGCGAAGTCGCAGCCACCACCCGTTCCAAGACCTCAGCCATCGAGGCCTTCTCCACGCGTGAACTTCTCGCCATCGCCTACGACTTGCACCGCTTCGGTGAGCAGTCTCTGCGCTACACCATGCTCTCCAAGGTCGAAGACCCTGCCCAGCGTGCAGCACTCGCCACTCTCCTCACCGGCAAGTTCCCCTCCATCATGGGCACTGTCACCTCCACCACCACCAACACGGAGCCCTTCTGATGCTGCGCAAAGTCATCGACGAGTTCGACATCGACCCGACTGGCTGGTTCGACCTGCCCACCGACGCATCCAACCCCCAAGTCGACCACTACACTCGGCCCGCAACCAACCTGTGGTCCCTGTGGGTCAAGAACCCCATTGAGGTTCTCTTCGTAACCGAGGACACAATCTCCAACCAGTCCCTCGTCTCTCTCGCACGCTCCATCTCTCGTGCCTTCACACACAAGGGTGACTGTTGCAAACCCATCCGTCGTCTCACTGACGATGAGTTCATCTCGCTCCTCATCCAGGCCCACGCCTATCGCAACAACACCTTCACTCTCGACTGCAGCGTCGTGTCCGATCTCGAACGGGACATCGAGTCCACCTATCTCAACATCAGGGAGAAGCACACACCCTGCGTCTACCTGCCCAACTACTTCATCAACCCGCAGTTCGCAGGTGATGTCGGCGACTACTACCTCCTCACCGACGGCATGACTGGCTACGGACTCGAGGCCATGGAGACCATCTCGTTCGTCCTCCCCACGCTTGGTCGCATCGGCATCAGCAACCTCATCCAGATCCACGACAAGTCCCTCATCCCCGACACGACTGACGGACTCCGTCACCCCGACGCAATCCGTGCCGAGTGTGCACTCGACATCTGGTGGGCACTCCAAGTCCGTGACATCCGCTCTCGCATCCTCACTCAGTGGCCCGGCTGGTCCGACATCTTCAATGCCCAGGACTCCCTGCTCCTCCCCGCAGTGGAGACCATGCAGAACCACGTTTCCAAGAAGTCCCCCCAGCGATCAGAGCTCCGTCGTTTCTGCATCGCCATGACGTGGAACCTCAACCCCCAAGCCACACGCCTGAAGTTCCCGCGTGGCACTGACAACGCGTACAACGCCGCAGTCTCCGCTTGGTCCACCATCCTCTCCACTCCCGAGACCGACGGCGCACGCCTCGTCGCCATCCACAACTTCATCTCCTCACTCAACCTCGACACCGAGGAACGACGCATGCGTACTGACCGTGGTGGCCAATCAGGTATCGACAACGGCAACCTCGATGGCAAGCCCACCCGCAAGTCCCGCATGAATCGCAATCGCCATGGGATCTTCGTCGAGCCCAGCTCGAACGATACCAAGAACAAGGACGAAGGCATCGTGCCTGGTGTCATCGCCCCATGTGGAGACTGGAATCGTCTGCTCAACTCCAGCCACCCTGACCACCAGATGGATGCGCACCATGCCCGTGACTATCGTGCCACATCCATCAAGTTCCAATCCGAGTACCGTGCACGCATTGCCGATCAGATCTCTGGCAGTGCGTGGTTCGTGCCCAACCCACCGCCCCTCGAACACGGCAACCTCGACGGCGTCCTCGACGAGGGCAATCTCCTGCGCTACGCTGCCTTCTCCGATCCCAACATCTTCTCCGTCCGGCCCGATGCCGGCAACGGACAGATCGTGATCGGCATCCTCGTCGACGGCTCAGGCTCCATGGGTGCCACTCTCCGTGGCCCCGACGGCAAGCCCCTCCCCAATCTCCCAACCTGCATGCACGGAGCCATGTGCTTCCTTGCCGGCGTACGTGATGGCCTCACCCGCAACTCCAACATCAAGGTCGAAGCCTTCTCCTTCGACTCACGACTCAAACTGGAATCCGATAACTCCAATCACCCACTCAACATCACGCTGCCACTTCCCCCCACGATGTCAGAACATCTGTGCGTGCTTCGTCGACTCGACACCGAAGACGACATGCTCAACAACAAGCCAGGCGGTGGCACTCCCATCTCCTGTGCCATCCACACCCTGAACCAGCACCTCGAGTGCAACTACCCCGATGCCCATCGCATCATGCTCATCCTGACTGACGGCGACCCGCAAGCTCTCTGCCAGCACCCTGACTACCCCGACCGCACCCATCACGACGACACCAACGAAGTTCGCAAGATCGTCTCCTCCATTTCCACACCCGTGTTCTGTGTCGGTATCAACGTCGATGCGTCCGCCCTCCAGGCCCAGTACAATGTGGGTCATTGGTTCGTGGTCGACTCCCCACTCAAGGCTGCAGACGTCGCAGCCGATCTCGTGCGGGGAATCGGACAGTCACTCAACTGTTGCTAATGGAGACCCCTCAATGCCAACAGATGCGAACGGAACTAACCTGCGTACTTTGTGGCACGCATTCAAGCAGCGACCCGTACCCGCCATCACACTTGTGGATCTGCGCCATGAAGATACAGGCGCACGAATCCCCACCTTGTGTGTCATCGAGTCCCACCCAGACGGGGACAGACTCTTCCCCTACGCCTTCATGATTGATCGAGACCTGCACGACTTCTGTCGCAAGCTCCAGGTCCCCGAGCAATACGAAGCCATCTGGGATTGGTGCATCCCACCAAAGAAGGAACCCACCGCATGAGCGACGATCCCATGAGCTCAGCCCTACTTCACATTGAAGAACTTGAATCTCGATGCGAGCATCTCGAAACAGACAGGAACAACCTGACCCTTGCCCTTGAAACCGCCCTCCGCGAACGCGACGAAGCACGGCGTGAAATACTGTTGTGGGTCAAGGAGCGGTGTTCTTGGGTGGAACTGTCGCAGGAGATCAAGCAACGAGGATGGGAGTATCTAAAGGAGGACCACAAGTGAACCTCCTGGTCCTGCCCCAACCCCAGTGCACAGCGTGCGACCTGCACAAGTACGCAAAGAACCCCGGAGTCCCCGGGGTTTTTCTTCCCGACTCCCAGCCCCTCCACCCCTCGACGCCCGTGGTCGCAGTACTCGGCATGAACCCCGGCTTCCAGGAGGACCGATCCAACGAGCCATTCGTCGGGCCCTCGGGCAAGATGCTCAAGGAGATCTACCTCCCCGCCATCACCCCGCTCGCCACCGTGCTCCTCCTCAACACCGCCCGCTGCTACACCCCCGCAGCTGCCCCGCCCAAGCCCCGCCACTTTCGCTGCTGTTTTCCCAAGTTCTCCGCCCAGGATCTTGACACCATCGGCGGCATCATCCAACCTAACGTCCCCAAGATCCTGCTGTGCACCGGCGCTCACGCCATCTCCACTGTGACCAAGTTCACACACCCCAAGCCCTGGTCCCTGACCTCCGCCTTCACCAAGCAAGGTACCCCCACCAACCTGTGGGGGGACTGGCAACTCTTCACGACGTTCCATCCCGCCGCTGTGCTCCGCTCTCGCAATCTCCTGCACCCCGTCGCCGATCACATGACTCTCGTCCATGCCGCACTGACTGGCGCGATGCCTGTAGCATCCTCGCCGCGTGTCGTCCCCCCATTCTCCCCCTTCGAGGTATCCTGATGCACACCAGCTTCGCAATCACACTCTCGGACCTACAGTCCTATGCCGACAAGAGGAAGTTCTCCTCCAACAAGTCGGACTTCGAAGCCCTCGAAGCGATGTTCACTTCGGTCACCGAGCACCACGACGACTCCTACGACATCGTCATCACCGGCATGATCGAGGTGGAGTTCCATGAACCCACCATGGTTCCCTATGGTGAAACCTACGTATCACTCAATGACGCCTCGCACAACGTGGTCAACGCCGACATCGATGAAATCTTCTGCCGACTCCACAGCAGAACCCGAGACACTGAGATCTTCACCGAGACCGAACTCCTGAAGAAGAAGGTGCTCGCCAATCTAGAAGACCTGATCGAGCACTACTTCCAGCACAACATCGACGAGCTGGATACCGAACCTGACTTCGATCCACCAGAAGCACCGGAACCCACGCACTTCTTTGACGAGTGACCATGCACAAGGCAACACGTCCCAGCACGTACCTCGTCAACGTGCCACGACGAGGTGACTACCGTGCCATCGTTCCGACTGCACCCATCCGCACCCAGCAGGAAGTGGCCGAGATCTTGGGCATGACCAAGGCCCAGGTCACACACCACGAAAGGATGGCGCTGAGCAAGATACGTGCAGCTCTCATCGCCTATGGCTACAAGGACCCCAACGCATGAAGCTCATCTCGCTTGACATCGAGACGTATGGTGCGTGCACCCACAACTCCAAGGGCCAGGTCCTCCCCTCCCAATCCGCCTTCCATCCACAACGCGCACTTACCACCGACGGCGTCTCACGTAACAACATGGTTCTTACGTGCACCATCACCACGGAAGTCCACTCGTGCCCGTGCACCAAGAACTACAAGGCCATCACGCTAGACCAGGCGAAGCCCTGTTGTACCTTCACCATGCACATGGACCAGGAGAAGGACCGGGTACTTCTTCATCGTTGGCTGACGTGGGCTGACACCATCCTCGGCATGAACCTGCCCTTTGACCTGCAGTTCCTGCGAGCCTGTGACCACAGGTTCCAGTTCGCCCTGCCCCCGTACGGCAAGACCCTGTTCGACCTGTCCATCCTCAACTACCTCCACTCGGAACTGCGCCCAGAACGATCGCTCAAATCCCTTGGACCAGTCCTCGGCACTCATGCCTACAAGCGTACCATCAAGGACGGCAAGTTCCGTTCCCCCCACGATCCTGAGTTCCTCGACTACGCAGCCCAGGACACGCACAATACCCTGCTCGCCTCTTCCGAACTCGCCCGTCGCATCCTGCTGGACTGGCCTGGCACGGACAAGCTCTCGCCCTACTGCATCCAGCACTACTCGGACTGCCTGTGGACCATCATCACCATGTCCGAAGCCGGCATCCCCATGTCCCGCAAGGACTTGGACAACCTGCAGTCCACCCTCCTGATCCAAGCATCTGATGCCATGGCCAAGGCCGAATCCCACGGCGTCCAGCTCGAGGGCACCGGCTCTACCAAGAGCAAGACCGAGTTCCTCAATGTGACAAATGGTCTGCTCTCAGCCCGGGGAGTCGACATCTTGTCACATCCCCTAGCTCAGTTCACGGAGAAGACACGAGCCTTCTCCTTCTCCGACGCCAATCGGAACCTGATCCGTGGGTTCCTCCGGGACACCGACACTAGGGAGATCGCAATCCTCGAAGCTGCAGCCGCTCATCAGCAGGCACAGAAGATGCTCTCCACCTACATCTGGCCCCTGCTCCACGGCAAGCGCAACAAGCCCGAGGACAAGTCGTCCACCATTCTCCCACTCCCACATACCGGCGAGGCTGACGGGCTCGCCTTCCCAGTCTGGTACCCAGTACCCTCCGCTTCCAAGGACGCTTCCGGTTCCGAGGGCGGCACCATCCAAGGCCGCATTACCTGCAAGAACCCCAGCGCCCAGACCTTTCCCCCCACGATCAAGGCAACGATCAAGTCCCGGTTCCATGGTGGTACCATCCTGTCTCTCGACCTGTCCCAGATCGAGTTGCGAGTTGCTGCTCTGTGCTCCGGCGACAAGTCCCTGCTTGCCGCCTTCAACGATGGCCTCGATCTCCACACTGATCGGGCCGTCCAGCTCTTCGGCAAGGACTGCCTCTCGTCTCCAACTTTCAAGAAGCTTGAGCGCCAGGTCGGCAAGACTATGAACTTCGCCGACCTCTTCCTCGCTTCCCCCTTCCGGATGCGCATGTCCGTCCATGAGATGACCGGCCAGCTCATGCCCCTCGCCTTCTTCGAGGAGGTGGCCGAGACCCGACCCGACGCCCGCCCCGGCCTCCACGCCTGGCAGCAGTCCCTCATCCGCACTGCCGACGCCCAGGGCTCCCTGACCCTGCCCTTCACCGGCCAGTCCCGCACCTTCGTGGGGGGAAGCTCCGAGCACCTCAACGAGATCGTCAACTTCCCCATTCAGACCCAGGCCGGCAACACCCTCCTCGCCATCCAGCGGGCCATTGCCCCCCTCCTGTCCCCCCACGTCAAGATGTTCCTCCAGATCTATGACGCGGTCTACCTCGACGTGCACCCCTCAGTGGACCTGGATTCCCTAAAGCAGAAGTTAAAGTTCCACATTGAGGAAGTCCGGGACACCGGCTACTGGGCCATGCTCCAGTCCCATTACGGACATACCGTTCCGCTGGAGTACGACTTTAGCTAGACTGGTAGGGTGCAGAACGAACTCACGATCGTCGTGGACTCCAGGGAGAAGAAGCCGCTGCCCTTTCCTGAGCACCTTCCGTCGCTCAGGTCGGATCTGCCTGCTCTCTCCCGGAGTTCACGCACGTACCGCCTCAAGATCGAGAAGGCCACCCTCAAGACTGGGGACTACCTGCTTAAGGGCCACGAGGCTGGATGCCTGATTGAGCGCAAGGGGTCCTTGGCTGAGGTGGCCGGCAACTGTCTGACACCCGACGGCCGGCGGAAGTTCGTGGCCGCCATGGACCGGCTGAAGGGTTCCTGCCTGTATCCCTACCTGCTGCTCGAGGGAAACATCCTTGAGACCATGAATCCTACGAAAGACCTGCCGGACCCGTGGAATGCAGTGGACTCCCTGCACCGCATCCTGCTTGAAAGAAACATTGGTCTGATTCTCTTACCAAACACCAGCATGAGTGCACGCAGGGCTGTGGCTGAGTGGGCAGCTCGCCTCTTGGTCAACGCCGCGCTGTGCCCTATACTGCCCGCTAACCCTACTGAGGAACCAACCGATGCCAGAGATCAGCCGCCAGCGAGTTCAGGAAGCATACACCCCAGCACCGAGCGTGACCAATCCAAATCGCGCCAGTGACTTCGTCATCCTGAACACTAACCTTGCCACTCTTAACCGTGGCACCGCAACCAATGGTGTCTTTGCAGAGGCCATTTGGGATTCTGATCTCACTGATGGTGCAGCTAACCACAGCAATATGATTGCTGTGGATGTGCCCACAGACGCTAAGTTCTTCGTCCCATTCTGGGTGTGCACTGCAACTGTTACTTCAGGCGACGCTGCTGGTCCATGTGCAATTACTGGGGTTACCACAACTGCAAGCACTGGTGCAGGTAAGTTGCAGGTGTATGGTTCCATGCCAGTGGGACAGTCTTTCAATAAGGCACTTCCAAATAGCATTGTGACAGGTGCAGCTCCCAACTACGCAGCATCGCTAACAGTTCCAGTTATGGGGACCTATCTGGCAGCTGGTACGATCATTGCAACTTACAGTACAAGCGCCAGTTCGGCTGTAAATCAAGTTGCAATGTACAATCAGTACCTTGATGGCACTGATGCCGGCGTTGCAACCACGATTATTCCTGTAAACATGAGTACCACCACCGTTTCTAGTTGGAATACGTCTGGGGCTGCTGTAGCAGGATCCATTTCATCTGTAAGCCCTGGGATTCCTTTGAATGGAATTACTCGCATGACTTGTGCTGTGCTTGATGCGTTTGCTTGGACGTTCACAGCCGCCGACGCCAACGGTACCAGTGCTACGGTAAGCAATGCGCGTGTGATGCTGGGTGGATTCTTTGCTGGATAAACCTCTTTAGGAGAACAACATGCCGCCTGAGTTCCGGTCGACCCCCACGGGGTCGCGCGATCTGCTCGCCCAGCACGGTCTGGTTGAGCGGATCCCCCCTGTTCGATCGTCTGATTTCCGTTCGATCGGTTCGCCCTTCCATTACTACCTCACCCGCAAGCTCGGCCTTGTTCCAGCGCTGCGGTACAGCACGGCCCTTTCGCAGGGCACGTGGTTCCATCTTGCTCTTGAGATCCTTCTAACACCAGGACTCACGGGTGATGAAAGCCACGTTCGGTACCGTGCCAAGCTGGAAGCTCGCATGGATGAGATCCGCGAGATCTGCAAGCTGCTGGCAATCGGGGACCAACGCACCCGTGAGATCCTGGCAACCGAGGAACAGGACGCCGACTGTGCATGGGTCTGGGCCATGACTGCCAAGGACCTGCCCATCCCTGGCTCACTCGCAAACAACCGCTCGCTGCATGAGTTCCTGTCCGATCCCAACTTCGTGCCCATCTGCCGTGAATGCAAGCTACAAACGGAGATCCAGCTGGATGACAAGCGCACCCTGCCAGTACCCTGCGTGATGCAGCCTGACATGCTGCTGTACCACCGGACCCAGAACTCCCTGTGGATTGTGGACTACAAGACCACCTCCATCAGCCCCCGTATCCGCGCTGCCTCCTGCCCCATCGAGCCGCAGACCCAGCACTACATGTCCGTCCTGCACAACATGCTGTGCCGCGGCACTCTGCAATCCCAGTATGATCTGCCCTCAGACGTGACTGTGGGTGGAATGCTGCATGCCATTGTCCGCAAGCCCACCATCTCCTTTAGCCAAGCTGATCGGGACTACTTCCTCGACACGACGCCCCTCAAGAGTGGACCTCGGAAGGGTGAGCCTCGCAACGAGAAGGTCTATACCGGGGAACCTCGGTTGGAGAACTACCTCGAGCGCTGCCGCCAGTGGTACCGTGGCGAGAAGGACTATGCCCACCTTGCCGGCGACCGCATGGCCGAACCCGTGGTCGACCTTTCCTTCACAAGTGGCACTGCCCTGCAGGATGCCCAGTGGGTTGGTCAGTATGAGGCCCGGCTAGCCATCGTGAACAAGTGGCGGATTGCCACGCTGGAACCACATGAATATCCGTGGCCCACAGAAGTCCACGGATCTGGTACACTGGACACATACGCGCCGTTTGTGCTGCGTCCAGTTTCGGAGTGGCCCGACATTGTCCTACAAGAAGGGTTTGTCGTGGTCGATCGTGACACCATTCAGGAGCCTGTCAATGCCCAATGATCCGTACCCTGAGGGTCGAACTCAGAAGAGTGAGTTCGGCACCCTCCTGCCCGACATCCTGTTTACCATCATCAAACCCATGCTGGCCAAGCTTGTCAGTGGGGGGAACATCACTAACAAGTCATCGCTTCATAGTGCATTCCGCAAGGAAACGGGAAGCACCGTGTCGTTCTCCACGTTCAATGCGTGGCTGGAGATCCTTGAGATCTCGTTCCGCAAGACAGTCCAGATTGATGGCCTTGTCCCTGCCCCCACCCCGGGCGGGGCCGGGGTCGGCCCCCGCCCGGATGTGGGGGAAGAGGATGTCAAGTTCGACAACGAAGAAACTTTTGATTTCCGCCCGTCGCGGGGATTCGGTGACGCTTTCGGTGAGATTGCACGCAACTCAGGAGGAATCTAGTGAGCATTCATCAGACAACTGCATCGGCCGTTCCGCCGGTGCGCGCATACAAGAACCTCGGCTTCCAAGGAGGCCCCGGTCTTTACTCTCTTCGCAACCTGTTCGGCATGATTGTTGGTGAGCAGAACAGTGGCAAGTCTTATCTGTTCCAGTCCTGCCCCGACGCATTCATCATTAACCTTGACCTCTCGTCCACGGTGTCCCCCCACGCCAAGTGCGTTGTGTGGCCAGGCATCGGTGCTGATGGTCGACCGATTGATGTGGATGGCAAGCCGCTCATCATGACGTGGGATCACGTCGAGGCCAAGATCAAGCAGTTGTGCGACATGGCCAAGAACGGTGACGAGCGGCCCTCGATGGTCGTGATCGACACCATGATCCCCATGCTTCGTCTGCTGAAGCCGTGGGTCGCACGTCAGATGGGCAAGGAACTGTTCGAGCAGGCACACGGCCCCGCTGCGTGGGAGCGTCTGTACGACACAGTGATTGATGTGGCCCATAGACTTCGCTCGCACGGCTACGGCGTCTGGCTGCTGGCCCACCTGTCTCGTGACTGGGTGGAGATCGGCGAAGGCTCCAAGGTTGAAGAGCACTATCTGTCCCTGCCTCCCGGTCTGCGGGAGCGACTGTCCAAGGTGGTCGAGATCATCGCCCCCATGCGCTCAGAGGTTCGAGAGACGACCATCGTGGAACCTACAGTCGTTACCGTGGCCGGGAAGCAGGTGACACAGAATCGCACTGTGTCCAAGCAGACGATCACTCGCACCATTGCGTTCCGTGATCCACGCTACCTGCGCTTGATCCGTACCCGCACCCTGAAGCCGATGCCCGACATCGACGTGACTGGTGCAGCAGAACCTTGGGTTCTGTTCGAGGAGGCGTACAAGACCGCCAACACTCCGTAATTTGCTGTGCACGTCAGGGGATAAACCAATGGTCGTAATAAGCATTACATGGTTGCACAGCCTGATTTTGCTAACATGCCTGGTGACAGGTGATGGGAGTTTACAATCTCCCTTGGTCCCCTGACGACGATCCCCCGGAAGGGTGGGGGTGGGCCCTCGACGGTGTCCCACCTCCGCCTTCCAATTTACTTCGTTCCGTGTCTCACTCCATTTTCAACTCCTTTTACGAAAGGCTCACTATGAGCAACATCAAGTCGACCATGTTCGCCGCGTACAACAACAGCTTCGCCTCCGTCGAGGCCAACACCGAAGGCTCCGGCGCAGGCTGGCGTCCCGATGCTGGCGACCATGCGGTCCTCGTGACCGGCATGACCATCGAGGAAGGTGACTTCAAGCAGAAGGACGGGCAGGTCTTTCCGTCCATCGACATCACCTTTCAGTATCAGATGGTCGAGGATCCTGGCAGCCCCGAGCCTCGCAGCTTTACTGGAGCCCGGTTCAACCTGCCCAGCGACCCGACTCAGCTGACGGATGAGGGTGCCAAGACCCGCAACCGCATCGAGCTGGAGCGCATCAAGGGTCACCTGACCACCCTGCTGGGTCGTCGTCCTGAGAATCTGCAGATGGCTATGCAGACCATTCAGGAGCGGATCAACAACGGCAACGTGATCCCGGTCAAGCTGCGCGCCCGTTACGACGAGTCCAAGGTCAAGCCCGGCACCAAGTACTTCAAGGAGTTCCTGGTGTCGCCGCTCAGCCTCGCCTGATCTCGAAGCCATGACTTGCCCCGTGGGAAGCAGTCACTACCATGGCGACCAATCGTCCCCCCACGATCGCCCCCTGGATTACCTGCCCGGTGTCCAGGGGGCTTCTGCTAGGTGGGTCCATGCTGGAAACGGCATGGCCCACATTCAACTGGTAAGGCCCGACGCAAGAATCCCCAGAGCTGTTAGATTCTGGACCACCATGCGGACGGCCAAGTCCTGCCCCCTGCCCCCCGGCCCCATCTCCCCCCGTCGGGGGCTACGCCGGTCCCGCTGCTCCCTAGACCTATGGGAAACCACCCACTCGCTGGGGGGACGCTCCCAATGGCTTGTGGCGGGCTGGGATGCCCTCCACGGTGCCCCCTCCTCGGAGGCGGTGGAGGGGTGGTTAGACGTCTCGGAGCCCTCCAAGGGCACGCTGGTGCGTCTGGCGGGGGATCTGGACTTCACAGCCTTTCTGGAAGGGGGCTTCTGGCGAGTTGCGACCTTCCAGATACCAGCTCGAATCCGGGACGCCATGGACGGCGTCTTGGGTTCGGCTCTCAAACTTTCCCCCCGGTCTGTTCAGTGGTCGGCTAGGGCCACCCCTGACGGCCACAAATTCCAATTCTGGTACAAAATATGAGCTACCGCCACCGAGTGAACGGAGGGCCCCGGTCACCGGCTCGCCCCTCCCAGAAGAAGGGTGAACTTCAGGCCCACGCCGACATGCTCGAGCGCATGGTCAACCGGTTCGCCGAGCGCATCCGGGTACTAGAGTCCCTTCACACTCTGCGGGTAGAGGAAGCTGGATTGATTCTTAGCACGGTGTTCATGCTGTACCGACGGTGGCGTGAGGAGCAGCCGGATGAACCCGACCGTGGATCCTCATTCATGCACTGGGTAGAGCGTCTTCGAGCAGAGGAAGTTGTGTCCTACGCCATGGGTGCGTGGGATAACAAGAACCTGCCGTTAGTCCCCCTCATTGGGAGCGAAGACATCGACATTGAATCCGCGGATTGATTCACGCTGTCGTGCTGTCTCACCAGCATACAGACCACCCTCAGGCAGGCCCATGCGAGAAGCCATGGGGTCTGAGGCAAGTGCTTGCTGGAATGCACCACGCACCTCACCAGGCAGCGTATCAACCATTCGTTCGCTGACACTGACTTCACGCAACTTGATAGCCTGATCCCATTCAGTTGGCTTCACAGTCATGCTCACGCCAAATCGGGTGCGGTACTCGCCCTCAATCTGAGTGGCCAGGGGCATGTTGTTGGCCAACACTGCATCCTTGTACTTTCGCTTCAGGTCCACAATCTGACGACGGTTTGCCAAGAGGAACTTGGTAGCTGCCTCAGGGGACTGGAACTTCTGTGGGTTGAACCCAACTCCACGCATCACCAGCTCAAGCGGCGACGAGAAGGACTGTAGTGTCCCGTCGTCCTTGTAGACCGGGATCATTCCCTGCTCATTTGGATTGGACCAGTCCGCGTACTGGGATTGCAGCAACCCAAAAGGTCCACCACCTGGGATGGGGGGCAGGGCCCCAAGAGCCTTGGATAGTGGGATGCCGGCTGGGGCAAGGCGGAAAAGTTGACGACGAATCTGCTCACGGTCCTGTTCAAGCAGTCCCCCCACGATTCCCGTGGCAATGTCCACTGGGACGGGAAGCCAACCACCGCCCACAGACTGGGCAAATCCACCAAGGGCAGCAGCGCTTAGGCCGGGCGAGAGGTCAACGCCCATGAGGTTCTTACCCATTTCGTAGATGGCTGCACTGATGCCGAGTACTCGAAGCACATCTCCGACCTGGGCTGGGATCTCACCAAACTCAGGGCCACCAAACTTCTGAAGACCAAAGCTTCGCTTGCCGCCATAGACTGCACCTGCCGTGATTGGCGTCGTTGCAAAACGCAGTGGGAACTGCAAGAGCATGCCCATTGCTGGGTTGGCCAGCAGGCCGGCACCAGTCTTGGGGTCCATCAACAGACGGGGTCGAGTCGTCAACTGAGGAGCAAAGTTGGACATCGACTGAATGGTCTGCACTTCATCTGCAATCTCTGCAGAGGTGCGACGAATGCCGGCAGCCAAGTTGTTCTTGTTCACGAAGGAGATGCCAGCTTCAGCCATAGCCACACGGTTGACCTGTTCAATCGTCTGGAACAGCTTGAGTGGCAGTTCCATGAACACAGTTCGCAGCAGTCCAGGCTTTGTCTGGATGGGGCTGGAAAGAATAGCGGAGTCGTATGACGAGAGAACGCCATCGTCCATCATCGTCAGATCTCGTCCGTCAAAGTCAGCAAGACGAACGTGCTTCTTCCAAAGCTTGCGGCGCTGCTCCGGATCCATCACCACGCCGTACTTCACTCGGTCTGCTTTGTAGGCCATGACCTGACGCACAGCCTTTGGCATGGCCGCCAAGATCTCAGGAACCCCCAGCCATGTGGCACCCCAAGTAAAGGGCTGCATGGCGTTGTAGACGCCGGTCATGAGACCTGACAGGTGGTTGGCGTACAGATAGCCAGCCGTGTTTCGAGATAGGTTAGAAGCGTCCTGCAGGTACACAGGGCGCTCTGCAAAGGACTTGGCCTTTTCGTAAAGTTGACCAAGCGGACCGCCAGTCTCTTCAAAGAACTTGCCAACACGACTGTTCACGAAGGTCTGCATCGCACTGCGTGTAGATTGCAGTGCCGTCATGGCAACAAGGTGCTTGCCCTGGGCCCCGCCAAACACACGCGGGATAATGAAATCCTGCATGAGTTCATTGGTGTGCTGGTTCTCTCGAGGCAGAAGAACCGACAGAAGTTCCCGAATGTTTGAAGGCTTGCGGGCAGAGACGAATGGGTCTCGATACTCCCGGATAAAGTCACGTTCACGCTCGTACTTGGCTTTGAGTTGCTCCAACCGAATCAGTTGGGCCTCACTGGAAACTCCTGCATCCAACTGGTCTTGGATGTTGGCAATCTTCTGGCGGTACACACGAGATGCAGAGTCGAACTTAATCTCTGGTGGGTAGGTGGCATCGCCAAAGGCAATGCGCTCCAAACGCTCCTCAGTGATACCCAGCATCCTATAGGTGTCACGCCGGAACTTGTCAGGCTCATCCAGTTCAAAGTAGGTTCGGTCAGTCAGGTCCAACTTCTTTGGGGACCTCTTGACGGTTTCCAACTCGGCATTAAGAAACTCGGGCACATCATCGCCATACAGCATGATGTGTCCCATCATCTTCTGCTCGTATGCACGGCCAGCCCGCTCAAAGTCAAGTGGCAGGGTGGACATGATCTTGTTCTGGTCCAGCTTCTGGTTCAGGATAAAGCGGGTGCGCTCAATCCGATTCTGAAACATCTCTGCCTGGTCATCAGACAGGAATCCACGTGCTGACTGGTAGATCTCCTGCAGATCACCCGGATCCAACAAGACGTCTTCCCGGTCTCGGATCAAAGCAGCGGAACGTACCTTAAGGGCCTTGCCCTTCTCGTCACCCACACCAATGACATCATAGGGCTCAACACGAACGCCCAAGTTGTCCTGCGCCTTGGTGTACTGATTGGCAATGCTACGAGGGGCGTAGTGTGGGTTATTGATCTGAGTCTCGTAGAGTTCGCGAACAAGATTGGTCAACGTCTTCTTGTTCATGGTGTTGTCACGCACCGCGTCAATGACCCAATCGGGAAGCAGGTTCTCGCTAGTTCCCCCCACGAGTTCCATGATGGCTTGCTCTTCAGCTGTTGAGGGGATAAACGAGCCGCCCTCAGCCTTGTGCTGCTGCAGCATCTTGAGGATCTTCTCGGTGTTGACGCGGACACGAGGGCCGGCGTCTGTTTCCACCATCTCACCCATGGCCTTGGTGATGAGATCCTTCTGCTGACGCACCCGGCTTTCCACGTAGCGCACCACCAGGTTTGGATCAAAGCCCTCATTAGCCAAGACGCTCATGGCTTGGGCCCGAGTCATGGGTAGACGCCCTTCGGGTGGAATCTCAACCGCTTCCACAGTGATATGGGGAAGATCCTTGCCAAGCTTCTCCCGAGCCGCCTTGTGGTTGGCTTGGCTGTTTGTGACGATGGGCTCGTCAATAATTTCAAACTCTTCATCCGAGTCAGCAAACGTAACCTTGGCTCCCTGCTTGTACTTCAAGTGCGCTGTCTTGTCGGGGATGGCCGGAAGAATGCGAACAGACGCATTACCAGCAGAGTCTTGGACTGTGGCCACGCGGGTCATACTTCTGACAAACGTGGTAGGAATGGCGTCGTCTTCAAACAAGCCACCCTGCATTGCCGCTGTAATCTTGTTGAGCAGGCTGAGCTTCTGGTACTTCACACCAGAAAAGCGGGTGTGGTCAAAGTCATCCACAGGCGAACCAACTACTCGGCCAATGTGCTCGAGCATTGCAGCACGCTCGGCACCACCCAGTTCGTGCATGCGCTCCATCAACTCTCGCTTGCGATTTGTAAGGTGGTTGATGACTCGAGAGGTCAGCCCATGCTCATTCATGAAGGCGGAACCCAACAGGTTCATGTGGCGTAGACCGTCCACAAACTTACGGCCTACCTTCCCAACCTCACTAGCACCAGCCAGTGCGCGTCCCCCCGCTTTCGCAAACTGCTTGCGAGTCACAGGACTGGTCATCATAAGCAACCAGATAAGTGGGTTCGTTGCTAGGTCAATAGTGGTATCGACCAGTGCGTTGCCACCGTACTGCTTCTTGATCCGTTGAACAAAGGAGTCACGCTCTCGTGGGCTAAGCGACTCCTCTTCCACAAGCGTTCGAACTGCCCGGCCCAAAGATCCTTCCCCATCAAAGAGCTGGGTCAGGATTGTTGCGGGAGCATCGTAGAAAGAAACCGGCTCCCAATCAGGAAGGCCTTCTTCATCCACTTTGATGTTGGGCTTGCTTTGCATAATGAAAAGGCCCCGGTGCGATTTCTCAGCGACCGGGGCCCGTTCCGGGGGTTCAGTACGTCAGCGGCAGTAGCCGCCCTTCTTCGGGCCCTTCTTCTTCATGACATCCTCCTTTCTTTTACCCACCCTTACCACCAGTAATGGAACTACGATGGCGGATGGTAACAAGAAGACGAACGGCTTGCAAACGATCTCGAACTTCAGCAGGTGAGATATTTCCAAAGCCCATGTTCATTATAAGTCCGAGGGCTTTGCCTTGTCCCCTGTCTCCACCGCCAGACCTATCAACAACGCAACAGTTGTTAACAATGGTGTACGATGCAGCTGCACCCCAACCTTCTCCAGTTGAAGGAAAATCCATGTATGGAGGATTCTCACCAAAAGCCTCTGGACCCAAAAGATCCGTGCTTGCTGCCGTATCATAACTGGGGTAGGTCAGGGAAAAGCCACCCTCAGCTACAGTTCCACCAGAAACAAAATCGCCACCACCATACACGACATACGGCACGTTGTCGCTATTACAGTAAATGACCTGATTTAAATCTGAAATAGGACGGCGACTAAAGAAACCCACCGTACCACTTCCACTTGCCGTCGGTGCATGGGAAAGAGTCACACTCGGAGACCCACCTCCGGTGTAACTAACCACACCAAAACCATTTGGTGTAGCCCTACTTGCAGAGTCTGATGCGCTAACTGTGCTGTTTAGAGTAAGAGTTTGTCCAGTCGCTGGAGTGCCTGAAACACTTGCCAACGTGACTGTCTTTGAGCCAGCTGTCCAAGTTGCGGTCGCAGTAGCAGCTGCAGTACTTCCCGTGGTTGTACTCGCACTAACTTCTGTTACGGTTGTTCCACTTGGCTTAAACCACACATAGTTGAACATAGCACCGTTGATGTGGTCAAAGTTTCCATCATTATTGACGCCGGAACCAAGAAGACAAACTGCTGCCGAGTCAATAATGGTTGTGCGGCTCACCAACATAATGGGCATCACGCAAGTCCAACTATTATCGCTGCTATCGTAGAACATGTAGTTTTCCACCTTTGTATTGGAGCGTGGAAGCTTGCTCATGTCTGCGGAGTACATAAAAGAGTGGTACTCCGGCGGATAGTGCGACGAGACCAGGGGTCGCACACTACTTAGATGTGGGAAGTTGGCAATTCGTGATGCAGGCATTTGTGGTTTTTCCTATTAAGCAAGACGACTGCGGAAACGGATGGTCACGGCGCCGTGCACGGCACCCTGAGCAGCATCAAACTTCAACAGAATCCAACTGCCGGCAGGCACAAAGTTATTGGAGGTGTTGATAGTTGGAAGAGTGGTACCAAGAGCATTGACCGAAGTCGTTGAAGTCTGCACTGATGTAAAGCCAGAAGTGGCCTGCACAGTCGTAGCGTGCACGACTTCAACAGTTTCAGCAGCCCCTTCAACAGTGTTAATTCCGATGGCAATACTGTCAATCACGATGCCACTTCCATTGCCACGCGACTCCACATACATCACTGGGATGACAAAAGTACTAGCAGCTTCAAGGTTGTGGTTGATGGCAGCAGTAACGATCTGGAAGTAATCGGGGTACTGCTCAGCGGGAAGGACGTTCGGCATTGGGTTATCCCATCAGATCGGACAGGGGGTCTCTCTTCTGGAACGCGCCGCTGTCCATCGACGCTGCCAGCTCTCTCATCAGATCCGTACGTGGCCTACCGCCCAGCACTACGGCACCGGTGGGCACCTTGCGCCCAGCCATGACGGAAGTGTAGAGGGTGGGGTTAGCCTGTGCAAGGCGGGCTTGGTTCTGAGCGAGGGTCCGCTCCATGCGTGCCTGCTCCAGCAACTGTGCAATACGAGCACTAGCAGATCGCTGCCTTGAAATCGTTTCTTCCTCTCGGATCTGCGACAAATCACTTGGTTTTCCAATGAGCTTACCAATGCCCCTGCCGGCCAACGCACCAAGAGCTAAAAGACTTAGAGCACCAAGTCGCCTATTGGTTTTTGTATCAGCGGCGGCACGCAGACGATCCATGCGTCGCTTGAATGTGGGGCTGTCCCTACGACTTGGCTTCGGTGTAGGAGCCGGTGCAGTAGGAGTAGGTGCAGCAGGCGTGGGAGTTGGCTCCTCGGGCGGTCTCAAATCGGTAGGAGACAGGCCGCCTTCTCGCTTTGTAAGTTCACGAGCCGGCCTAGTTCGAGTAGGTCCACCCTTTGGTGTTGCAGTAGGTGCTGGTGGGGGCGTTGGCTTACCCTTTGGTGCCTCGTCACTGGGTTTAGTTTCAGCCGGCTTCTTGGGTTCAGCAGGAGCGTCTAGCTCCCGAGCCGGACGGGTGCGAATTCGAGGTCGACCAGGCGTTGGGCGTACACCACGACCCGCCAACTTCTTGATGGACTCGGGTTCATCTGTCGGGTCAGCTGCCTTGGGTTCAGCCTTGGTTTCAGAAGTAGCTGGCTTCTTGGGTTCAGGTTCAGAGGCGGCCTCAGGCTTTTCACCCCTAAGCACATAATCAAATTTAGTCTCTACCAGTTGGCGAATCTGGTCTTCATCCCCAGATCGAAGAGCCAACTGCACAAGGTCACGAAGCTTCTTGCTGATCGTTGCAAACCCAGTAGTACCCTTCGGATCTCGAAGAATATCTTCAAGGATCTTGCGGTAGTTCGGTTTCTCTTCGGCCATTACAGCAGTCCTCGGAATGAGAAGCTAGGCTGGGGTGGGGGCATGTACAGTCCCTTCATTGCGTAGGCTTGGGCCATGCTCAGGGGTTCACTGTAAGCAATCTTGCCCAGCAGATCCTCATTACCACGAATGATGGTCTCCAGATCATCTGCCACACCCAAAGACGATGGCGTACGAGACATGAGCTCTCGTCGATCCAGCATGCTGAGCATGCCCTGCGTGCTAGCCAAGTCTTCTCGCAACTGATTGCGATTGTTCCCAGCCTGTCCCTGCAGCATCTGCAGCAGGGACATGATGTCCTCTCCACCCTCTCCACCCGACGCACCCACCAGATCCGTGGGGGGACCCTCCTGCCCCCCATCACCGGTCAGAAGCATAAAGGGTAGGGCACCAGCCAAACCACCAATAGCAGCACTGCCAGCTACCTTGCCAGCTGATGTAAGCCCAGCAATAAGTTTGGCAATCAAACCTGTAGCAACTGGAGCAGCCATTGTTAGAGCACCATGGGGTTGAAGCGATGGGTGCGGCCCCGCCACATGCGGACATACCGATCCACCACATCAGGTAGTGTAATGGTACCAATGTGGAGAGTCGATACCCGCTCAATGGGGTCGTAGTTGGAAACCAGCATAGACCAGGGGCGGTGCATGGCACGGAGGTGACGGACCTCCCAGAACCAGGCCCGCACCTGCTTCGGGCGAAGGTAAGGTCCCCCCACGACGAGGGGGAGGGGGGTGAGGTTGAGGACGGGGAGGTCGGTACGGGTGTCGTACTCAAGGTGCCGGCCGAGGGATAGCCGGGCCTTCCCGTCGGCGGCGTGGTCGCGGCAGATGTCTGCGCTAAGCAAGCGCCAGTTCACCATGGTCACTTCTTCTTGGCGGGCTTTCGCTTTTCGGCAATGATTTCGCGTCTGGTGGCAATGCTACGCCGCTGAGCCTCAGCCTGACCCTTCAGAATGTCCTGCATCATGGAGAGTTCAGACAGACCCTTCTCACGGGTAAGACTTGCTTCACCAGCCTTGCTGCTACGCACAAACCCAAGGAAGTCCTCAAGCTCACCTACAGTCTTGGATCCCAGGGCCGATCGGATCTGGGCACCCATCTCGGTGGTGGGGTCAAGATTCAGGATTCCATAGTTGACCTGCCCCGTGATTGGATCAACCAGGGATTCCGTCTTGGCTGCACCAATCACGCGACTCAATGCTTCTGAGGTCAGATACTGGTTCTTGGTGCCTGCCTTCAAGGTGTGAGACAAGACAGCAGCACGCTCAAGGGCCTTTCCAAGGGCCGCATTTTGGATGCTCTTTACGGTCAGTCTTCCATCCTGAAGAATGGATCCAGAGTACTTTCCTGCTTGCTTACTTGCTGCCTTGAAGGTTTCATCAAGAACTTCAAGAAGCTTCGGGGCAGATGCCTCAGAAGCCTCCCCAAAGATTTCTGAAGACGCAGTATCAATAATTGGCTTGATCCTAGCAGCTACATCTGCAGCCTTCATTGGGATACTGCTTTGAGAAATGTCGTTCAACTCCCCAATCAACTTGCTAATAGCTGGAGTTGCTTTGTTTACATCCAAATTAAGACCAGAGTTAGATAGGCCAGATACCACAAGATCAGAAATGACCTGATTCTGAAATCTATTGGCATCTTTCTGGTACTCAGCAGCAGTAGCTTTTCTCAAAAGGTCAGATACATCACCTGCCCCCGGAGCCTCAAGAACACTAGAGATTGAACTGTTTCGCATGGCAGAAGCCAACATTCCACGCTTACGTTCGTCTTGAAAAGCGTTGCCAAATCCACTTTGATATCCACCTAGATTTACATCATCAATGGAATCAGATCTAAAAAATTCAAGAATGCTCTCACCAACATTCAAAGACCCACGAGTGAATTGACCAAGACCGGAAATAGGAGCAAAACCACCTTTAGTGGGGTTGGCCAAGAAGTTGGCAAGGGTAGTCTCAGCGTTCAAGGTTCCAGCAAACTGCTCCTTGAACTTTGAAAGGCCTTCTGCAGTTTGAGACACTTGAGAAAGACGCTGGCTATAAGCCTTGGCCATCTCGGGACTACGACGTGCCATCTCGGCTTCTGCTGCAAGCTTACGATTGTTGAAGTCCAAAAGGGTCTTCTGCTTCTCAACCAACTGAGCGAGCAGGGCGTCTCGGCTGTCGGCATCGGCATTAGCCACCGCTAACTCCGCATCCTGTTCCTCAAGCATCAGCTGCTTGTGACGCTCAGCCATTCGAAGCATAAACTCTTCCTGGCTCTGCATCTCGCCTCGTCGGGTAATAGCGTCAAGAGCTCGTGCCCGACCTTCACGGTCTTCACTGCGAGTGGCAGCCAGCTCTGCAAGTGCAGACTGCTTGTCAAGCAGATCAAACTCAATGCCCGCCCCTGCGCTAACGCCACCTCCCTGGCGGTCCAAGTTGGCGGCCCGCTGACCGAGCATGGCATACAGCTCGGCATTCGGATTGGTCATGTAGGGATTCATCTGCGACATGGTTTAGTCCTTATCGAATGCGGTACGTACCATCTGACTGGAGTCGCGGAACACGTTGGCCACTACCGTAGATACCGCCACCCAGTCCATATCCACCCTGTGGGTAGATGACCTCACCAGGGCCACCGTAGACGCGGGCAGCATCGGCCATTGCCATCAGGGTGGGCGTCATCATCACGCCCATGACTGGGTTGTTCTGAATCATGGAAGCGTATTGGCTATAGCCACGCTGGTTCAATTCAGCAACGGTTGTTGAGAGACTACCCATAAGCTGGGCGGAAGCCTGGCCAAGCTGCGCACCAAACTCATTCCATGAGTTGCGACGCTCACCCACATCAAAGGTGGTCTTGGCCAGACTAGCAGAGAGGTTAGACATCGCCGTGCCAAGATTGGCAAAGACGTCGCCCTTGCGCTGCATGATGTCCGACTTTTCCTTAGAAGTCTGGGCCTGAATACCAGCCAAGGTGCCGAACATCTCACGGTCATAGCTGGAAGCACGCTGGCGCTTGGCTTCCTCCAACTGGCCCTCAGTGCCAAGGAAGGAACCAATCTCTCCCATCATCTGCTCTTCGTCAGCAGCCTTTCGACGGGCAATGGCTTGCGCCATGTCAGATGCCACAGCCGTGTAGCCCTGACCAGCCTGCTCCAAAGCCCTGTCGTATTCTGCTCCAACGCGCTGCTGCACATCAGCCATCTCCTGACGAGTGCGAGCAACGTCATCCAGATACCGCTGGTAGTCCTGACCTGCCTGCTGCTGGCCCTGCTGCTGGAATCCAAATGCGGTCTGCAGCGCAGGCACCGCGTTGGAAAGAATGTTCCCTGTGGCCTGATTACTGGCGGCGAGGAACATGTCAGCTGCCTGCTGGTTGCGGGCAAAGTTTGCCTGGTTCAGCTGGTTGGCCAGGTTGTAGTCCGAGACCATGCCCCCCCACATCTGAGGAACGGATGGACCCTGAAAGGGATTCCGCTGGAATGCGCCAAGGCCCATTGGCCGGTACGTAGGCTCAAACTCCGGCATAAACTGCTGGATGTTGGGCATCTGCATAGCAGGCTGCTGGAATGCAAACATCTGGTTTTGGGGTTGGCCAAAGGCGCTCATCAGTTGAATCTCCGATCGGTGTCCAGTATCCGTCCAGTCAGCGAGAACGCAAGCAGACGCATATCCACGCCCGCAATATGACACTCAAATCCCGGGCTCAGGGTAGACCATACGGCACCATGCTTTCGGATAGGCGAGTTGGATGCCAAGACACCAGAGCCATTCGATACGACTTGGATGTTGCCATTACGATCCAACGGCCTACCAGAGATATAGGGTGTGGTTTCTGCGCCCCTATAAAGCAGGGTCCACCAAGTACCCACAGTGGGAGTAGTACCCACCAGTTCGTAGTAGGGGGCAGCAGAGGATACCTGCTTCATGCGGAAGAAGTCCTTGAACTCTGGCATACCCGGCTGCACCTGCATGCCCAGATTGCCACCCACCCACCGCTGCACAATGGGCGCAAACGACACGTACCGGTTAGTTGCAATGTTGGTAGCCCAGTTAGATTGATAGGTCTGGACGCTTCCATTGCCAGCAGATGCGGTTTCGTCTGAGCCCCCCACAGAGGACCACTGGTAAGCCTTGCAGTCATACTCAGTAGCATCAACGGTTGGAGCTGTACCAGTCACAGCAGGGTTTTGAGCGGTCCCCCCACAGAGGTTCTTGTTGCCTCCGCCAGTACGCTCGTGATCCACGATGTACACGCCAAACGTGGTAGTGGAGTCGCGCTTCACGAACAGAGCCCGACGTTCCAGATAGGAACCCACTTGCACGTTGCCGGTCTTGGCATAGCGGAAGGGGAGGTCAATGAGCTGCGTGATGCGGTTCGTGCCAAACCACAGGATGGCAGCATAGCCATTAGCCGTACCTGCTCCTGTATCAGGCTTCACGATGCTCATGCACTGACCCCTAGCGTCATATGCAAGCTGGATACTGGACTTGGTTGACGACCAATCCACGTTGACCAGATTGTCTAGAGCAGTGACATCCTCAATTGCCCCATCCATGGATACGGCCTTGAGACCACTACCAGACACGAAGTAGACCGTAGTCCCAACAGTCTCAAGCGCGTAGGGACCCACGAGCCCATAACCAAGATGGCCCTCCTCCACCCGCACAAGAGCACCCTGTCGACCCATTCGGTAGATGCGATCCGTGCTGAATCCCATCATGTAGTTGCCAACCTGACGCATGCCAATGACCTCATTGGCTGGCGTCTGCGGCACCCAGCGATTCGATGGGGGGAAGTTTTCAGCAACCAGTTCGGTCGTGGAACTCCACCGCATGTCACCCAACGATCGTGGGGGGTACTCAGGCGTAATGCTGGTGGTCGTAGTGGGGATTGCATCACTAGGACTGGCATCACTAATACGTGACACGAACAACATGTTCGAAAGGAACTGGGCTACTCCACCCTTGGGTCCGGTCTTGTCTGCGCGCGTCTTGTCGATATACACGTCTTGATATACCAACTGCGTATCAGTCAAGGAGACGCCAAACTCATTGTTGACACTACTTGTTGAGTAGTTGGAGGCTGATGTAATATCAACGACGCGCTCCAAATGCAGCGTGCCTGATCCATAAAGATTGGAGCCGCCAGTGCCCGTACCCAAGTTGACAGTGCGGTAGATCAGGGCTCGGTTGTAGCCGGTACGAAACTGTCCAACCTTAAACTTGAGATATTGATCTGACGACGACGTAACTTTAAAGGTTGTCGTATTGGAAATTGCAGACTTACGGCCCGTGTCTGTGCTCATAAACTGAACTGCAAACGTGTAGTTTCCAGTGGCGTAAGATCCTGCGACTGGATTTACATTAACGGTTGATCCAGATTCTCCATAGACTGCAAAGTCAAATCGTGACGAGTTTGTGCCGTCCAAGTCTTGAATAACAGCATCAGTATTGGTTGCGGTGGGGGGATTGCCTGGACCCATGGTCACAACAGCCGCAAAGGGGGTCGTGTTGCTAACACTCCACTTGGAGGACACGATGACAAATGATGCCAACTTTGGGGTGCCACCCCGGACGAAGAAATACATGAACCGACCACTGCACTCAACATCAATTTCAGTGGTGTCAGAGACCCCGGTGATGGTGGTAATCGTCCTATCGCCAGTTACGTTGGGTTCAATCCACGTAGTGCCGTCGTGTAGCTTGGCGTAGAACGTAATCGTTCCGCTTGAAGCAGTGGTGTACTCTGCCCAGACATACCCCCAGAGATAGGCACTACTGCTGGTCAGAACAGTTACCGGCCAGAAGCCACGGACGTTTGCCAGCGTGGCGGGTTGGAACGTCCCCCCATCTCTTTGTTGGGACGTTGCCCCATCTCCGGTCAAACGCTTGAAGCCAGGGTGGGTACGGAGGCAGCCCGTCTCGTTACCGTCAAAGCCAATCAGGTCCCAGGCAACCTCCTTGGGGAGGATGGCGCGGGACTGGGCCTTCGACATGGTCGTAGGGCCCGAGAAGTTCCATGTCCAGTTTGTGTCTTGGTCAGCCACGCTTCGCCTCAAGCTTCTCTAGCCTGACGCGAAGATCCTCCAGGTCCCTATCGTGCACCCTGTCAGAACCGGTCAGGTTGATGGTCGTCTTCACCAAGTCGCTCACCACGCCACGAAGCTCATTCACCGTCTGCTGCTGGTGCGTCAAGATCTGATCTCTTCGTCCGACTTCTACGGGAATCATGATGACACCCACCACCACTGAGGCAAAGGTCCCCGTCTGCATTGCGAGTGTCCAGATCTGGCCGGGGGCAAACTTGTTCGATTTGGTGGGCATCGTGGGGGGACTTCCTTCGTTCCTCCAAGATAACCGATGCATAGAGTAGAACCAAGTAGTTGATCCCGTCGACGATCGTGTCCGAAACTGACTCGTTCACCTCGAATCGACCCTTGGACAGGAAGGTACTAAGACGCGAGACCTTGTCCAAGAAGCGGATAAAGATGCCCTCCGGTACCGTACCCACACCCATGGAGGGACCCAACTGGAAGTTACGGAACGGCTGGTCCACACCGTTGGTGTAGTCGCTTTGCTTGGCTCGCATCAAGTTCTGGGCCTGCTGGCAGAGTTCCTTGTGCAGATTGATGACGTCGTCGGTGGTCATGCTTTCTCCTGAGCCTTCTTCCAGGCTGCGTCGAACTCCTTATCCGAGGCCCTTTTCATCGCGATCCATTCACGAAGGGTCTCGGGTTTGTCCTGTGCGAGGGTGGCTGCTGCCATCTCCGCTTCGTTGATCTTCCGCCGTGGGATCCACCCAATGGCAACTCGGATGGCAGAGGCGGCCCCCGTTGCGTAGAGGACCCACACAAGGGCAGCCCCGACGGATGCAATAAGGAGCCAGCGGATAAGGTCTGCCCACCATGGCGTAATGTCCTTCACCCCCGGAAGGGTGGCATGGATCTCAGCTACGGAGGCCCGGATCTTCTGGGCTTCCATCTGGATCTCGGTAGCGGAGCGAATCGACTCCACTTCTTTGGAAGTATGGCCGATTTGATCCGTGATCCGGATGATCCGGTCGGCCCGCATGGAAATGGTGTTGGCCTCCTCAGCAATGTGCTGGGAGGCCGAACACCCTAGAACGCACGAACAGACGAGAATCAGTCCCGCTTGCCGGGGATCCACGAGGCAATCTTCCCAATGGGAACCAGGTGGCCGGCGACGTATCCAATGGCGAACGTGGCCACAGCGGCCCAGGTGCTGCCAATCAGCGACTCAATCGAAGCAAGAAACATGGGATCTCCTTTGTCCCCCCACGGTATGTGGGGGTCGGGACAGTATATCACCACTTGCCGAGTGGGCACTTCTCTTCGGGGATCTTTACCTTGAGCTTGACAAAGCACCCACAGATCTTGCACGACCTACCTGTCCACTCCGAACACCCTTGGCAAATTGAAAGTCGCTGTTGAGATTCTTCGGTCTCTGGAAGAGCCAGGGCTTTTACGGCTTTTCCAGCCCCCTTTGCCAACCAAGAAAGTGTTCGGGGTTCAGATTGGTTTTCCCCCTCGCGAGACTTTTCAATAAGTTCCTTTCGAGCATCCGTAAGGATTTGAATACGTGCGGACTGCAGCAAGTTCATCAAAGCCATAAAATGGGGGGTTGATGCCAAAGTTACTGGCATCTCGCTGATGTCAAGACGACCGCCCTTTTTAAGGTAGGTATCAACAAGGATTTGTCCGTGCTTGTTTACAACCCCAGCAATCGCGTGGTTTAGGTCTTCAACAAATGGAACAATGGTTTGTTCGAGTTCTTGATCCATTGGAATTAGGTACAAGTTAGGCTTGTTGATCCGGTATTGGACCCATTTGTGCTTGTTGGGCAAGTACCACTTACCTGTCCACGATACTTTTCTACGTAGCTCTTGGTTGTTGAAAAGCCCAATGTAAGTCGGCCAGCAAGTTGACGGATGATGTACGTCTTTTCCGTAAGAGTATCAGGATCGCAGTATCCGGGACTAGTAGTCGTAGTGGTGTTTGTTATCTCTTCAAAGTTGCCACCAGACGCACCACAGGCTGAACCACTGATGCGAAATGACTCATAACTGTCTGCTTCATTTCGACTTCCACAACCACCAACTGGTTTGCAATCTGTTCCAGAACAACTGCATCCAAATGTAGATGATGAATATCCACTCCAATTTGTTGCGCAGTCAGCAAAGCCACAAACTAGAACTCCGCCAGCCGTACTAATGCCACCCACAGAACTGCAATTAAAAATTGCGTCCTCACACGGAAAAAATGCTCCGGGCAAGCAGTTTGGCCCACTGTAAAGTTCGCAACCAGAGAAGTACTCAGTACCAGTAACAAAACTGACTACAAGGTCGCGACAGATGTTGCACTCACCTGCAGGTGGAGCGCCATCTGTAGGTCCAGTATTTCCACCATCTGTAGTAGCACAGCCAGAACAGTTAGCTCTCCAAGTTCCTTGCATTGTTTCACAGGAACACTGATCCACATCTGGAAGACTACCTGTGCCAAAACAACAACACCCCACCATGCTTGAATCACAGGGTCCACCACCACCAGTACCAGATCCATAGTCAGTGTCTACCGTGCAGCTACAACAAGAAGGGCTAATGGCAATTCTGCCCTTGTACATGACAACCCGGCCATTCTTCGTGAAGATCTGCATTAGCTACAGTCTGTAAACTGGATGCCTGCAAAGGGATTTCGACCGCCACCGCCAGCTATCCAAGATGGAATCAAGGTGCTGCTCATGAACTCGTCGCTCTCTCCACCGTAACCCGGGGTGTGGTCTGGCATCAGGCCATACATGGCATTCGCACTTCGGGGACCCGAACCTTCTGCGCCCTGTGTGAAGGGGGAGCGAACTGGATTGGTCATAGAACTAAACCCCCAACGACGAGTCTCAACCGGGTTAGACCCAAACGGGGTTGGCTGATACCACAGACTCATGGGTACCAACCAGGACTGTCCCGGGTGTCTTTGGCCCACCCCTTGCCAGTACGCATCTGCATGTTGGACAGGTTGTCGCCAATCGTCTTGATGGCTGACCGATACTGTAGCTGCAGCATCTGTGCGTGGGCAGCAGAGATCTTTCGCCACGCGCCAAGCTTGAGAGAGCAAGCGAGCGACACAGCTTCAACAAGTCCCTGAGACTGGGCTGGGCATACTTCATACAAATGTGCGCCAGCAGTTGGAGTCGAGAAAGGCCTCTTGAGCGTTGCCACACGAGTAGCTGGGTTGTACGACGCAATCACACGTTCTTCAAACACATCCCCATCCAGAATGCGCAGCACCTGGCCGGCATAGGCATTCTCCCGCTTGTCCAGCAGGCCCAAACTTGGAGAAGTCGAGAACGTGAACTCTGTCTTGCCAGCATTCAAACTTCCGGCGTTGGTCACCGTACTGTCGTGATAGTGGGGGGACATGTCGCCATTGGTGGTGTAACGAATAGTCCAAGTGGTATTTCCACTGAGGTTCTGGGGGAACGGACGGAAGCAGAGCATGTTCCCCTCAAGGGCCCAGTTTTGTCCCCCCACGCTCATTCGGTGGCGTGGGTACAAGTCGGAAGTGGGGACACCATCACTAGTCTGCGTACCATTGGTGCCAGTGAACTGAACGATCTCGTGGACCTCACCAACACATGGGGGGATGACGTAGCACTCTTGGTCATTTGCAAGAGTGACATCAAAGGAGAGCATCACCGGGTTGTCGGCGTTGAGGGAGCAGCGAGACCACACATCCACAAGGGATGGCATCACCACATGCTGGACAAGGAACTGGTCCGTGTACTTGGCGTCAAAGTCCGCGTCGTCGAGGTAACCTCGCACGCGTTCAATGACTGTTTTCAAGAACGAACGAGTAGAGTCCATAGCTTACGGGGTAGTTGGCTGAGTGTTCTGACCCAAGGAAAGTTCCTTGAGGTAATCCAGAAGATTCCTCTTCTGGGTGGTTGAGCTCCAAAGTCCACTAGCATCCCGGGTTCTAGTTGTAAAGGGAATGGAAGTGCCGGCGGCCACCCTTTGGAAATTTGGATCGGCCAAGTCGCGCTTTTGACCCTTCCACTCGGCATACCCATCAGCAAGCATTGTGGGGCGCATCCACTGTTCCTGCTGCTCCTTGGTAGCAGCGACCTTGCCAGGGTGAAAAGACATTGGGCCGTATACTGCACGGCCACCACCAGCCATGCCACCACCCATGGCTGAACCCATACCACCACTCATACCCATATTGGATCCGGAACCACCAGCGCCATACTGAGAGAAGAGACCAGACATGTAGGAAAGAGGACTGGGCGCACCGCCACCCGTGTTACCTCCACCTGTGTTGCTGCCACCCGTGGAGGTGGGAGTGAGAGATGAAAGAGATCCCATTGGGTTGTACCCACTGCTCATACCGGATCCACCCCCACCACCCATCATGTTCCGCATGGAGTTCATGGCGTAACTTGCTTGACGGTAGTCAGGAGTTCCTGCTGCCAGTGTGGAGTAGCCACCATACTGGTTAGGCACATACATCATGTTGCCAGCACTGGGGGAGTTTGCAGACCAGTTGCTGCCGTATGCGGATCCAAAGTAGCCCATGGAAGGTCCTTTCGTTAGCCGTGTGTGATGATACGGCCACGAGCCATGTTTACCAAGTCCTCCTTCATGGCTGCCAGTTCTTCGCCACCCTCTAGGGTGCCTGTAAATGGAGACTGGCCACACTCCATCGCTTGGGCCTCGCGGTCCAAGCCCTTTCGACGTAGATGTTGGGCAGTGTACTTACGTTCCTCCAAGGCCTCATCTCGCATTCGCTGTCGGTTCTCAGCAGTACGTCGTAACTTCTTTTTGATGGAAGCAACTGCCTCATCACACAGAATAATACGGCTGTCAAGAAACTCCCGACTGGGTCGATTGCCATAGGCGTACGATTCCAGTTCCTGTGCAACCCGACCACGAATCAGCCAGTCGCACAGCACGATGTTGTCGGATTCAAGGTGGTGGTACTCAAACAGGGTAGGCCGCTTGTAGTGCCGGCGGGCCCATAGGATGAAGTCCCCATCCGCCATGATGCGGTGCCGGGATGCGTCGATGACCAAGCCCTCGTGATGGGCTTCGGCCACCGGGTCATAGATCATTTCGATGTCAAGCGGTGCGGTCTCTGGTTCGTCCATCACTTGCTCCTGGCCATCTTCTTGAACGTCTTGGCCAGATTATAGCGACGGCTACCCGCCTTGCAGGTAGGACCACCAAACTTGGAGCCAGTGCAGACTCCCTCGGTACCACGACGCTTGATGCTCTCAGCAACCTTCTGAATCCACTTACCATTCTTCTTAGCCACGGGACAGTCCTCCAATGGACTTGAGGGGGTTCTTTCGCACGGGTGAAACCTTGCGGCCAAACGCACCTTGCATTCCAACACGAGACTTCTCAGCCTTCTTGGAAGCCAGCTGGGAGCTGCTCATCTCACCTCGCGTGACGGGGGTCTTGCTGCTTACACGCTTGGAAGGCCGGCAGTACTCATTGCTACCGCCCGCTCCACAGGCCTTGCCAGTGCGGGTGTCTACCCACTTCTCGGCAGTCCAGCGCTTCAGGTTGGCACCAGCCTGCGTCTTGCGGACGTTGCCGCTGGCCTTACGGCACTTGGCGGTGGCCTGAGCCGCACGGGCTGACCACTTCCCGTAGGACGCCATCACCTTGTTGTAACAGGCGTCCTTCGGCATCCTTAGTACTTTGACTTGTAGTTAGCAAGATCTACACCACCACGAGCTTCACGAAGTCTATTAATCAACTTCAATGTATCTCTTAAGGTCATTTTCCCCATAACGTCACGAAGCTTGGCTTTGAGTTTTTCAGAACCAATGGATTCTCCCGAAAACGGATCTTCTTTTGGAATACCACGTTTTGGAAACATGGCCTTTTCAATTTCCATACTGCTTGGAACCCGAAAACTATTTTTTCTTTTTCTTGGCATGTCAGCACTTCCAAGCTCTGCGCGCCTTGCGAAGGCGGCTATTGGGGTCCTTTGCAGCCTTCGGCCACATTTTCATCTGGCCCGCAGATCGGGCACAGAACGAGTCGCGACGAGATCCACCCTCGGGCTGCGGTCGCTTCAAGTTGCCACCCGTAGCCTTGTTGTAGGCACGGCGACCAAGTTCACTAAGTCCCCCCATGGGGTTCTTGTGCTTGGCCTTGAACTCGAACTTGGGCTTGCTGCTGGCCATCACTCACCTGGATACTTGCGCTTGCCGAGCATGTCCAGATCCTCTGGTTTCATGGTCTTAAGAGCGTTCGTGATTGCGTCACGTGTCTTGCGTGGAACCCTCTTGAGCATGGCGATGATTGAAGCAGCATTACCAGCGGGCGCAGCGGGCTTCTTCGGCATCTTGGTCTTGGCCATCTTGTCGTAGTTGGGCTTGTTGAAGTTGTCCATGGTCAGTCCAGTTTACGTCGCCATCCCATCTGGTAAAGAGCCCGGGCTATGGAGAGCGCAGTGGCATCCACAGCAGGCTCGTCCAGCTCAGGGCGGGCTGCGTGTAGCACCTCGTGGATCACAGTTTCGAGCAGGTTGCGTTCGCCAAGGGATCGACGGACCTCAATGAGGGGGTGGCGACCTGGCTTGTCCTTGTCCCAGCAACGGCCCCAATCGGTACCCATGTTGCGGGGCGGAGACAGGGAGACGCGCCAGGTGCGGCCGTTAATCTTGACCCGGTAGATCAATCGTCCTTGCGAATCAAGCGTGCGTCCCATTGGCGTCCTCGATTCCTGTGGGAGGGGTCACGAACCAGATCGACTACGGCAATGGCAGCACCCCACTGGGAGGTGTCGCGGCGGTTCATCCACGAAGGCGACAAGGGCCCGCACGTGCCGGCGTTCATGTACCAGTACGGGAGGGGGATGGCCCGGGTGCGGTGGCACTGAGTGGGGGGAATAGGCCGGTGGGTATGGCCACGGATGAACAGGCGGTGGGCTGCGCCACCCGTGAGGTTCATGAACTGCAGGGCCTCCAGCTCGTCGGAGGACTGGCCACAGTCAAAGCCATGGGTCAGGACCACGGGGCCGATCTCGAGGCAACCCTTCTTGTCCTTGCGATACGGGGTCCAATGCCAGTGCTTGGCCTCAGAAGCGAAGGGCTCCGTACGGATGAAGTCGGTCACGTCACGCAGGGCCTTGGGGATGCGACGGGGGTCCTGGGATTTCAGATTATCGTCGTGGTTCCCCATGATGGCGTGGAAATGGACACGTGGGGGGAGCACCTCACGCAGGGATGCGAGGAAGGCGGCAGCGTGCCGGTACTCGTCAAGAAGGGTGTGTTCGTGCTCGTCCGGGTGGACGGAGGCGGCTGAGGCCTCGAAGATGTCTCCGAGGTGCACAAAGTGCGTAACCCCATCCAGAGCGGATAGGGTCTCAAGCAGCCAGTGATGGACGTCGGGGGGAGTGAATGGGGAGTGAGTACAGCTGATAGCAGCTATGCGGGTAGGCATCTAGTCTCCTGCTAAGCCTCCGCGCCCGCGGGGGGTGGACCGAAGTCCACCCCCCATCGAGACGCAAGGGGCACCGCGGCCCCTTCAGGAGGATCACATCCAGACGCGATCCGTGGTCACACCCTCGAGCTTCAGGCCCGTGGGCTGATCCGGCACAAGCTGCATACGCAGCATGCCCGGCATCTGCATGACCTCGGTCAGCTGGCCAGTGGACGACAGCAGCGGCCACTTCGTCGACGAGGTGCCGGTCAGAGCCGGGACCACGAAGTTGAAGGGGACAAAGTTGTCGGCCTCGCTGAACTTCTGCACGCCCTTCGGATCCGGCGGCACGTAGCGCTTCCAGTTGTTGCCACCCTTCTTCAGACCGTACACAACGCCATCCTCGATGTAGGTCGAGGTGTAGCCGTTGTAGGTGCGGCCTTCAAAGGTGAACTTGAAGCCCTGCTCCGAACCCTCACTATTGAGCGACGAGAGCTTGCCACTGCGCTCCAGCGTGTACTGGCCGATCTTCTGGGCCTCGTAGGCCAGCCACACGCCATCGCTGGCGATGAGGCAGTCGATCGACTGACCGTACTTGTTCTTCGCAGCGTGGAAGCGACGGACGTACTGGCGAAGCTTGTGCTCCGTAAGTGCACCGACGTTCTGAACGCGGAAGGACTTGAACTCCGGGTGAGCAGTAACGTCGATTTCGTCACCAGTCACACGCTCCGAACCCAGCAGGAAGTTGTCATCAGTACCACTACCAAACTTCATCCAGCTGTTGATGCCAGCGATACCGGTGAAGGAGCTGCCACCCTGGACCTTCTGGTTTGCAGGGACCACAACGACGTTGTTAGCCGCACTCGTCGTGAAGCTGGAAGCCGTGTTACCAATGGCGCTGCCATCCGCACGGAAGCGGTTGTCAATGAACAGGGTCACAGTTCCGGTCAGCTCGTCAACCTTGCTGACGGTAACAGGCACTCGGGCACCAGTGGACGTATCACGATTCAGGCGATCCGTGGTACCGTTCGCTGGCACGCCAGCCGTACCGGTATACAGATCCACGCGCTGACCCACGTAGAACCGATCAACCGCAAGGTTGCTCGGAATGAACGGCAGAGTGCCCGTCGAGTTGGCGGTCACCTGAGTCCAGTTGTAAGTGCCTGCGTTGAACGAACCCAGGGCGTAACCGTTGTTCTGGCTGACATACCAGTAGTTACACAGGGTCTGCGACAGGTTCTGCGCGAAGCCCTTGAGCTTCGGAGCAATCACGTCGCCGATGAAGGCCGGAGTGGCCTCCGCCTGCATCTCGCCCATCGTGACGGCCAGGTTGGTCACCATCGCCCGCATGTCAATGCCAAGGCGGTAGGTGTTGATCGAAGCGCCTTCCAGCGCGTTCGGCCAAGTCTCAACCTGACGATTCCGATACAGCTTGGAGTCGTTGGTAGCCGAACCGAGAAGCGCCGTCTGGTCGCCGTACAGCACAAAGTCGTTGTACTGGGCAGCGTTGTCGATCACGCCGGTCAGACCGCCGCGATAGAGCTTCAGAATGCGCATGTTCTTACCGAGCGCACTAGCAGGGCCAACGCCCTGAGAAGTAACGATAGTGTCACGCCAAGCGGCGTCGAGCGTCGGCAGAATGGTGTCGACGTTCTTGTTGATGACCTCCTCGATCTGCTTGCTGTGCCGATCGAAAAGACTGTTGGTAACTGCAGGCATGGTTTCAGTTCCTTGTAAAGAAGTGTTCAGGCACGAGTGTCACTACCGCTATCAAGACCAGCTGCCAGTCGGCTCAGAGCGTCCTTGTTGTACGCATCCAGGGCAGACTCAACATCACCGGTACTAAGCCCGGGCTTCCAACGCGGAGCCGGGACGGCAGGACGGTTAAACATTGAACCCGCACCGCTGTCTGTTTCCGGGGCCCGACCAAGACGGTTCGGGTCGCCGATTACCGAGCGATACTTCGCCAGGACCTGTTCAGTGGCCTTGGCTGACTCTTCGGAAATCCACGCTTCTTCGAAAACCCCTGCTGCCGTTCGCCGAGTTCGGAGGTTATCCAGCGTCTGCTGGCGAATGTCCCTCTCGATCGCGGCTCGAGCACCAGAAAGGGCTTCCTTTCCGTTGATCTCTTCGAGCTTACCCAGCATTGTACGGGCTCCCTGGTTCAACTCAAGCCCCATCATGACCTGAGTGGTCAGCTTGTTGTTGAGCTGCTCAGCCTTCATGCGCTGCAGCTCTTCCTGGGCCCGCTGTGCTTCCTGCTGGGCACGGAGGATGGCATTAGCCACCTCCTCTGCACTCGTGTCGTCGTCATCGCCCCCCACGTTGTTGTCCGTCTCGTCCGAAACCATATCGTTGTTTCCTTGGTTTGAGTTCATCCAATCCTGAACGTACTGATCCACCTCTTCGCCGCGGTAGCCCATGTCAACGAGGAGCTGGCGCGCGGCCTGCTCCTTCACCGTGGGGTCCACGTCCGGTCGCATGACCTTAGTAGTCGCGTCGCGAAAAGCGACCAGCTTGTCGTAGTCCTGCTTCAGGTACTCAAGGTTGGCCTTGGCCTGCAGCAGTTCGGAAACCGGGATTTCCTGGCCGCCGGCTCGGACCTTGGCGTCCATATCCACAACATTGCCGGCCGTGTCCTGAGTCTCCTGCACTTCTTCGTTTGGCGTCATCTCATCAGCCATTTGGCATCATTCCTTGCATCATGGGCATGGGGGGTTGCTGCTGAATCTGCATGCCCATGGCGGCAGCTTCCTCAGGTGTCGGGACTTGCTGCGGGAGCGTCTGGCCCATGAACCGCAGCATCGTGTCCCTGAACTTCTTGAACTCCTCTTGAACTTCAGCCGAAGCCGCGCTCAAGGTTGGACTAGTCATAAAGGCACCCAGTACCCGCAACTGCAGATCTGGACGAACCATGTGGGGGGCCAACATGACCTGGCCCGGGTCCTGACCGTTTCCGAAGAGCAGAAGGATGTTCTGCACAATGGTTTCGTATGCGCCCTTCTCTTCGTCAATCCACAAGGCGAAGTCGAGTCCTTCACGAAGGGAGAACAACTTCAAACCAATCGGGTCAGTCAGTCCGGCTCTGAGCAGACCCATGGCCTCTTCCTTGCGGGCAACTTCGCTGCGCGGATTGATCTGTCGCACCGTGAAGGTGAGGTGACCAACCGTGGGCAGCGGGTTCTGGTCAAAGGTGACAACCGACTTGTCAAGATCCAGAACGGCACCAGCCAGATCCAACGTGATGTTGTTGACCGGAATCGTACGTGGAGACTTGACGATCTCACCAACTGCCTTGGCTGTGACTGCTCGATACATGTTGCCAAAAGCGCGCTGGATGCTAATAGACGGGTTCGTCATGGCCCGCGTGATCTGCTCGTCGAGGAACTGCAGACCAGTGGCACTTTCGACTCGACCCTTCTCCTGGATCAAGTCCTGGATGGGGGCGATCTGCTGCATCACAGTCCGAGCAAACTGGGCCACCTTGCCGGGTGCATCTCCCGCGTTGTAGGGCTGGACCACAAAGGGCTTGAAGTTTTCGTTCAGCGGATCAGGCGTGTAACTCATCACGCGCAGGCCACGACCCACATCCTTGAGCAGGGTGCGCTCATTCATTGAGCCCTGCGGCAGAACCATCACGCCGTAGCGATCCATGTCACGGATGTTGTTGAACAGGCTCTTCATCATGCGTTCGGCCTCGCGGGAGATGCCGAAGAGCATGTCAAAGAGACCCGCGCCGTAGAAGGTGCCGGTATCGCAAAAACGGGCCCAGCCGATGGGGCAGTACACCACCGAGTCGGTGTACTCTTCATCCACAAGGATGGCATCACCGCTGGCCACTACGTATCGGACGCAGGTGTCGCGGGGTCCGTTGATCCACAGCTCGCGGATACGAACCACATCAGTGGAGCTGCCGCCACCAGAGTTGTAGCCGGTGGTCACGGCACTGTTGTCGAAGGGGTTGCGCAACGTGGAGCCTGGCTCGTCGAGTCCGACATCGGTGTGGACGTCACCATGATCCACACGCCACCACTCCATCTTGTCCTTCTTGGTCTTGGAGATGGTGCCAAACTTGGCCTCAAGCATGTCAAACGGAACCACGCGCTGTCGGATCATGCCGCTCTGCTTGGTGTGGTCCTGGTGCAGGGCGGGGAATGGGAACAGTTCGCGGGGGTGCACCACTTCCAGGTCGGCGGTAAGACCGACAGTGGGCACATCGACGATGTGTCCGGTAATGCCGCAGCAGCCAAGAGTCACGAAGATGTGGGCAAAGTCGCTGACGACTTGGGACAGCTGGTGCTCAGAGACCAGCGAGTCAGCAATGATCTGGGCGCTGGAACGCTCACGGATCATGCGCAGGCTGGTGCCCTGACGGATGACCTTGGGCCGCAGATCCATGGAGGCGATGCGCGCCACGGTGCGGTCAATCATGGAGAGGAGGTCCTGCGACTGGAACTCCATGTTGCCTTCCTTATCCATGTACTGTGGCGTAAGCCGGCCAGTCAGTGGGTCGAAGACGTCAAAGCGTCGAGCGCCATTGAGATAGTGCCACGCAAGCAGCCAGATGGAACGGCGATAGTTGTACCGCAGTCGCTCTCGGTCGGTGTGCATCCGAAGGAGCTTTGCGATGTCTTCAGGCTTCTTCGGCAGGCTTAGCGGAATCTGTGGCACGGGTCTTCTTCTTTCTCAGTTCAGCTGCGAGTCCCTGGGGTTTCCAGGTAGTTGGGATCTCTTCCTCATCCAGAACAAAGTCTCCAGTGAACTTCGGCTGGGGGGACTCACTCGCAATAGGGCGAGTTACCGGAAAGTCTCCAGATACCCGTCCGTAGTATGCACGAGCCATGGCCTCGTACAGGAAGTAAGGGATGGTCACGTAACTGCCATCAGACTCGGGTTTCGCCATCGTTCAAGTGCTCCTCTGGCTTCAGGATGTCAAATACATCTTCGACGTGAATCTTGTTCCAGTCAACCATTGCAAGGGTGGGAACTCCCATGGTCTGGAGCTCACCTGCCTTCAGGCGGTCCAGGGGTGAAAGTCCCCCCACGGGTTCGATTCCTCGCTTGGGGAGCCGGAACTTGAGGATCATGGAGGACATGGCCACCGCGTCGATGTGGTCGTCGTGGGCCAGGCCGCCGTCACGGGCCTCTGGGTTGAACTGCTCGATCTGGTCAAAGAGTTCCCGCCAAGGCTTGTCCATCCGCTTCCACATGGGGAGCTTCAGGAGCTTGTGCTCGAAGCGGAACAGGAGACCGGAGATCTTCGATTCCTTCTTCAGCATGCCTACCCGAAGAGGCATGATTTTGGGGATGTGTGAAGACCCCATCATGTCCGTAGCCCGTTGGCGGACCAGGGTTTCCAGCTGCTGGTAGAGGTTGACGGACTCGCGGACCACCTCGGGGTGGATGGTGGGGACCTTCCACTTGTCGGCCAGCCGGAAGACGTTTCGGATCAGCTGGTCCTCGGGTGCTTGGCCAGCCCACATATCGAGGACGAAAAGACAGTTGTCACTGGTAACGGCCATCACGGCTGCTACCTTATAGTCCGAGTCAGGACCATGAGTATACGACGTGTCGACAGCCATAAAGGTGAAAGCGTTGAGGAGGAAATCCCGGATGGGGATCACCTTGACACCGGTTTTCTCCCCCCACGCGATCTTTGTATTGGAGGTCACTGGGTCTGTGTCGAAGGACGGATCCGGATCCTCAATCCACCACCCGTGATCTTCACGGATGAGGGGCGGAAAGAAATTCTCGCCGCTCTCACCGGGCCGTCCGCGATACTCCGCCAGATAGACACTATTGCCGATTCGTTCCTTGATTTCCTCAAGGGAAAGTCGGTTCGCAAGATCTGGTCGCGCAAGTTTGTCTGCACGGCTGAGGGGCCACATCTCGGGCCAGCAGGAGTGAAGCTTTCCGTCTTTTTCGTACTCCGAGTCAAGAAGCATTCGGGACCAGAACTCAAAGCGGGGATCCCGGGCTCGGGGTCCTGAAGGAGTTTGCTCGGTCTGCATGGCGTGCCATGCGTAGTGACGACGAGACACGAAAGTGGCCAGCCACCGCACCGAAGTGTCGGGGCGCGTGAGCATGGGCATCACGATCTTAAACAGCAGGTTCTCCACGTAGTCGCGGAGGATGGCCATCGACGTGGAGGCCTTGGGGTCGTATTCGGGATCGTCCAGGATGTAGCAACGGGGTCGACCACCACGCTGCTTGGAAGATGCGGAGATGGCGCGGAGCCATGAGCCGTTCTTCAGGTACATCATCTCAAGGCCGAAAGAAGCTTCTCCTCGGCGGGGGACGATGCGGCCGTCAGGGAAGTCAGGAGAAAAGTCGTCGAAGATTCTCGAGTTGTCCGTGAATTGCGTCTTGATGATCTGGCTGGTTTGCTGCGCGTTGTCGTGCGAGCTCGTAGCGTAGATAAAGGAGAAGGCCGGGCGGGTC